TGTTGAACTCATAAGTCTTGCTCGTGATGTCTTGAGCCTTCTGATCTTCGTTCTTGAACGTAAACGTTATGGGATTGTTGACCCCTCTGTGTAGTGTTAAGCGTCTATCGTACACCTTTGAATTCCTTCCATGATAACCATTTATATAGGCGATTACCAACTGTGTGAGTAAATACCTTGAAACTGTTTGCATAGTACATATTTAACAGTATTTATAGGAATAGAATGAACGAGATTTTTAACACGCTGAGGGACAAATTCCCATTTTTAAGTCTAATCCGCAAAGGGGATCTAGAGTATGTGGGCATAATTCAGAATGAGGACGTCAATGTGATCAGCTTCTATGATTATGGTAGGCTGATGTTACCACATGATAAGATGAGATTCCTAAAGTGTGGAGAGATTTGGTGGCACGAGTCCAATCGTAAATTACCAATCAACATATTCCTTAAAGGTGACTTCCGTTATTTCCGTACAACATTAGTAACTCTTAATTCTAAAGATGTAGAGATAGTGCATGGGCCAACTGTGCGACTGTCAGATATTTCAAAGAAACGGGTGAAGAGAAGGACAATACAGTTGGTCCGACGTCCGGTTTAAACTTAAGATTTTTTCTCTATCAATTTTAGAAAGTAAACAGTCAACGGGTTATTGGGTTGAAACGTATTATATTCGGAGCGATTGATAGGAGTTTTTTTCTTAGTTTTTTTAGTGAGTTTTTTAGTTTTCTTGTTGTACACTAAAGTTATATTTATCCCTGGCTATTAGATTCATTTGTACCACAATGGCCTGTGCATATGCCACAGCGTGTGATTTCTTGAAGAAGTACGATCCATCAGTGGGTCTCACCCACACTTCCTTCATGATGTCCACCCAGTCCTTGTACATCAACTGTCGCTTGGCCGGACGTATGATGGCCAGCACCGCCGCCAGTTGCTCTATATTTCTAGGCTCCAGTTTAGATACAATGTTGAAATGACCATTTAGGTGAAATAGGTTTTCTACTATCTTTGGATCTTTCAGCATGTCCCAATTGGGTTCCTGTATCATCAGTTCCACTAGTTCTTGCTCTGATTTCACTTCCTTGTAGATGTTGACATTCAAGCAATCTATCTTGAAGTATCCACGATCCTCCGCTTTCTTGTAATCCAATGATGCGTGTCCTGTCACAGGATGTTCGGGTACCGCATGGAAGTACACTCCGGTCTTGTGTTTCTCTGTTTTACCGTCTTTGATTATGGATGCGGGTGTGTGTTTGAATAACTTGAGGACTCCATCTCGATCAAAGAAATCTATATCAACATCAGGCATTAGTGCATACTCCCTTTGCCTTGTTTAGCATGGTCTATCATTTTGTCACGTGAGCCCGGCTCTATAACCTCCAGCACATCCAGTAGTTTCTTATATCCTTCTGACTCTAAAATTTTCCTGTTTATGTCGGGCATTATCACTCTGCCTATTGATCCATCCTCTTTTATTATCACGGCACAGTCTCCGTCCTCGAAGCTCAAGTTATCGGTTATCTCTAGATCTATCTTAGACAATCTTGGCCTCCCGGGCTGTCTCTTGGACTAATAATAGATCCGCCGGATAGCTCTTGATCTTGCTTGGCCAGAAACTTGGGTTTATGAATCTCTCAATCATCTGTAGTTGTTCGTCGTTGAATGATTTTAACATTCTTTTGCCTGCACCGCAACCTAACAGTAGCCATGGACTTATCGCACCCTGTTGTATGTGTTGCACCGCCCGATTGGTGTTAACCAATCTGAAGTAGTCGCTCCACTGTGCGTTCTGTTCGTTGGCCCAATCCATCATAGTCGCTATACTACGTTGCAAGGCCGATTCCACGGGTTCCGACTTCAAGGTCTCGATCAGGTATTCCTCGTACAGATCATCCCTGGCCCAGTGGTCCAGTTTGATCTTTGATCGCAGAACGTAGTCTATATACTTGTCCGGATACAACGGGTTGATATGCATGATGTACCTACCAAATTTAACGAACGCGTTGTAGTATGCACTCTTAACGAAATCGTCGTATGTCCTAGGTTTAGAGTTATGCTGGTGTATCTGATAGAATCTCTGGAAAACCATGAACGCGTTGACAACCCACTTCTCATCTTGCTGTAGATATCTACGCTTGGGTTCACACAGGTGTACCTGTAAGGTCCTCTCCTTGGCGAACTCCTTACCACAGTAGGTACATCTATTTGTTGATGCCATACGCCTCCATCAACTCCTCTAGTTCTCTGTCCGTTATCACTTTGTCCAATGTCTCTAGATCCGATTCCTTCCATGTGGGATATATCTCCTGCAGTTTCTTGAGGCTCTTGTTGGGCACACGCTTCATGGGTTTGATCCATGGATGGAACTGCTGTTGCAGGGTGCCACACATGGCTGTCAGTATCCATAACAGTTTCTTGTGTTTGCCCAGCGTGAAGCAGTGTTTGTTCACACATTCGTTGACCATCTCTACATAGTGTTCCACATAGAAGCGATCCTTGGAAGAACAGCTCGACACGTACCTCATCAACATGTAGGGCGAATACAAGGACTGTTCCTTGTCATCTATCCTATCAAAGTAATCCTTGTTCCTGAAGTCCACGGCTTTTAATCCGTTCCTCAGGTCAAAGAATTTCCTGTTACTTTTTTCTGCTGGCATATTTCAATCCAAACATAGTGCATTCCTTCGCATTTACGAATGTTAATTTTATTTTCTTTTGCAAATGATTCATAGCCGAAATTTTAAATTTATTTTTCCTTAACCAATCAAAGAAATCCCTCATCCAATATTCGTCCATCCACACGGCGATCTTGTTACTGGTGATCATCACAGGTGCATCTATGGTTATTGTTCGTCTACCAGACTGAGCCATAATCCACCTGTTCACACTGTCTAGAGATATCCTTGACAAAGTAGGCACACACGGGTTTTGGTCCATCAGATAATGGCACGGCCAACATCTGTCCTGACTTGATCTTGGGGAAGTACCACTTGACTTCTGTGTAGATATCTACAACATCTATGGGATGGAAATCCGGTTTGGTACTAGACATCGGATTGAATGTGAAAGCATCAAAACCTCTGTCATTGAGACTGGTTATTGGTAACACGTGCATTTCCGATTGTCCTGCCTCGCCTATCAGCATCTTCCAATCCAATGGCATCTTGATTTTCCATTTGCCTATCTCTAGCACCGCCGCGGGTGCGTTGAAACTCTCAAGGAATATTAAAGGTATATAGAAGAAGTCTGGGTTAGCAGGATCCGAATTGTCTAAAACGGCAAATCTCAGTTTCTCATCCACCCATTCCGGTATCTTCTCTAACGTGTATGATCTATTATCAAGTGTAAGGATTTTCATAATCTATCTTTTCTATATTATACGGGTAATTGGCCTCTTTGTAAAACTTTTTTCTTGCCCCTAGGTGTCTTTTCGCAAACTTGCAACTGCTGGTGATGTCCCAGATCTGTACGCTGTCTTTATCTTCGGCTTTCCGAATCCCACGTCCGATGCTCTGTATCACACGTACGAATGACTTTCCCGGTTCTATGAGAACAAGATTGAAAATCCTAGGAATATTAATACCAACAGCGGCAACTCCATATGTGGCAATGATAACTTTATTTGTCGCAGTAGATACTTCATCGTATTGCTCCTTCCTATCTGTATTTTTAGTCGATCCCGAAACAAACACGGAATCTTTTATTTTCTTTTCCAGCATCTCACCAGCCGATATCCTATCGACTAGTATCAGTGTGTTGCCCGAGGTGGCTATGTCCTTGATCGTGTTTGCGACCCAGGTCATCCTAGTGTCGTCTGTGGTCAGCCATTTCAGTTCCTCACCATAGGTCTTGAACTGTGGATGGTCCTGAGTCTGTAACACGTTGACGTGGCAATTGGCCAACACTCCCTTATCCTGTAGTTCACTGGCCTGTATCCTGTTGGCCACTTCGCCTATGCTACATTTCAGTCCCATGAACTCGTAGTCCGCCTTTGGCACGGTGCCTGTCAGTCCCCAACGTATGCCACAGTGGGCGAATGGACCGGTCAACAATCTCTTCAACACGTCGGCCTTGGCCATGTGTACCTCGTCTATGATGATGGTATTGATGCCCTGTATGGCCTCGAGGAAATCTGTAGTATGTTCATCTTTTGATTTTTTCTCCAACACGTTCAGTGACTGCCATGTGGCTATGGTGTTGAATCTACCCAGTTCTTTCCTGTCTCCGTAATAAACTCCCACGTCTAGATTGCAGGCTAAAAAATCTTCTTCGGTCTGTGTGACTAAACTCTTGTTTGGTACTATGGTCAAGGTACGACCATATGGCTCCACCAATTGACAGAGTGCCGCAGTGATTATGGTCTTGCCTGCACCTGTGGCTATTTCTTGTATGCACTGTGGATTCTCTATAAATTTGTTTATAGTTTCCACTTGGTAGTCCCTCAACTGTATGGGTTGTCCCGCACAAGGATGATGTTCTGGCCAGGTGATATGTGCTAGATAATCCTTGTCCACTGCCTTAAATTCAAAGTTGTGTTGCGATCTATGATCCTCGAAGTCTACATACACACCACCTTCTTCCAGAATGGGCAGTATCTGATCCACTAAATTTAGATAAGTGGTGCCACCTAGTCCAAAGAAACTGACCTTGCCATCCCATCTGCCCAGTTTGACCGCTGGTAGGTGTCTGGCGTATGGTATCTCGTATTTGAATTTGTTGGACAATCGCTTACGCCATTCGAGGCTTAAGTTCTCGAACTTGACATTCACTTCGTCTTTGATTACTAGTTTACAACTGCTCATTTTAAAGTTTTATTATAACATGATCATGCCAATCCCAACTACTGGGTTGGTGATCACTATAATACAACTTTTTTGGGAGATTCTCAAGAAGTCTTTTTAGATTGTCTGTGCCCGTGGCGTAATAACCACCGCCTAGTGCCACCAGCGATGCCTTTGGTTTCACTTGGCTCTTGATTAAGGCCCTGGGTATTCTGTTCCTCACGAATATGATTTTGGTATTTTTATCAATTTGTTTGAACTGTCGGCTCATCTGGTGTAGTTCATACAAGTTTTCAAAAAACTCTCTAGGCGAATTATCGTTTATCACATTGAGCCTGATATTGTATCCTCTGCCTTCCTTTAGGTAAA